ATTTCCGATAATTACTGCGCCACCGATCTGGCGACGAAGGCGGCGGCCATCGAAGCCGACGGGGCGTTCCTGTTCGAGAATTACTATTGCGAGGTGGCCACGGAAACTGGCGGCATCATCGGCACTGCCTCGGCTGACGATTAATGATCGAGATCACCGAGCGCGGCACCCGGGACTCGTGCCTGGGTGCCGTGCTGCAGTTGAAGATCTGTACGCGAGATTATCAGCAGCTCTCGTGGCGTGAAATCTGGGAGGCGTTCACGGCGGCCTATCCTGGTCGCTGGGCAGTCCAGGTGTTCCCGCCACGGGAGCGATTGCTGGACGCCAAGCACGTGTACCACCTGTTCGTCTTGCCGGAGGAGCCGCGAGGATTGGACCTGCGATGAGATACGAACGGACAGTCGAGCCGACGAGCCTGCCGGTCACCGTTTCTGAGGTGAAGCAGCACGGGTACATCAGCACCTCGGACGACGATACTTATCTGGACGGACTGATCGCCAAGGCCACCCGCTACGTGGAGCAGGTGGCCAGTCGGCAGTTGATGTCGGCTACCTGGGTGTTGCGGCTGGACGGTTTTCCTGAGGAAATCGAACTCCGCGTGCTACCGGTGACGGCGATCAGTTCTCTGGCCTATACGGACGCCGATGGCGTATCACAGACGCTGACGGCTACCACGGACTATCAGGTGGATCTGGAGTCGCCAGACCATCCGGCACGCATTCGGCCGGCATATGGCTGCACTTGGCCGTCAACGCGTGGCGAGACGTACAACACGGTGCGAGTAACGTTCACTGCCGGGTATGCCTCGGCGGCAGCCGTGCCCGTTACGTACAAGCACGCCATCCAACTACTGGTGCAGCACTGGTATGAGAACCGTGAGCCGGTGAATATCGGTAACATCGTCAACGCGATTCCGCTGTCGTTCTCCGTGTTGCTGGCGGCCGAGGGCTGGGGGCCATACGCATGAGAGCCAGCATGCTCGGACGCAGTCAGGTGACGATCCAGAGCGATGCCTCGGCTGACGGGGATGATGCGCCGAGCTATACGAGCGATCTGGTAACAGGCTTGTGGGCGGAAATCGAAAGCGTGTCCGGTAGCGAGACGTGGCGGGGGAGGCAGTTGGAGGCCGGCATCAATTACGTGGTGCGGTTGCGGTACTACTCCGGCATTCTGCCCACGATGCGGGTGTCCGTGACGACGGGTGTGTTTACCGGCCTGGTGCTGGACATCAAGTACGTGCAGCACCTGCCGTACAAGCGAGGCAAAACTCCTGAGACGTGGTTGTATTGCGGCGACGTGCCGGCGGTGTAGCGATGCCAATATCCAGCGTAAAAATCGAGGGCTTTGAGGAGGCTGACAAGTTGCTGGGAAAGATTGCTGATCCCGAGCGTCGCAATCAGGCATTTGTGGGTGGACTGAAGGCCGCCTCGCAACTTGTTGTATCGCGAGCGAAGGAGTTGGTTCCAGCGCCTGGTTATCCGGGTGACAAGCCGGGGCTCAAGGCGTTGCGAAACACGTTGGGGCATATCGTAAAACAATACACGTCTGCCTTTGTGGCTATTATTGGACCTCAGCGGCCAGCTGGCGCTCATGGGCATTTGGTGGAAGGTGGCACGCGACCGCATGTGATCAAGAGTCGATTGCATAAAGCATTGGCATTTCGGAGCATCATGCGGAAAGAGATTAACCATCCTGGCGCTCGTCCAAAGCCATTCTTGTCACCAGCAGCGACCGATACCAGGCCGCAACAAGAAGCGGCAATTATTGAAGGCATTAACAAACTTGTAAATCCATGACCGATTTCTGCGACGAACTGAAAACGCGACTCAAGGCCGTTTCCGGTGTGACGGCTCTGGTGGGTAGCGGTACGTCGGCGCGGATCTTCCACGATCTGCTGCGGCAGGGCTGCACGCTGCCGGCCGTGGTGATCTACGAGGGTGGCGGCGAGAGTTACCAGCATCTCGGTGGCATCAGCGGCATGGTGCGCTCGGTCTGGCATGTGATCGCTTACGGAGCCACGCGGGCCACGGCTAATGCGTTGGCCGAGACGATCCGTACCAAGGCTCTCAACAGTAACTATCGCGGCCTGTTCGGCAGTACGTTCGTCAATGGTATCAATTGCAGTTCGCATCGCCAGGCTGGCTACGATCCGGCGCAGGACGGTACGGAGACGCCGCGGTATTGGACCGAGCGGGTGTACGACATCTTTCACGTGGAGGATACGACCTAATGGCAGATCTTACGATTACGGCTACTAACATCGTCGCGGCTGACGGGTACAATCCAATCGACCTGATCGCCGGCGAGGCCATCACTCGCGGGCAACCATTTTACACCAAAGCTGCGGATGGCAAGGCATGGCTGGCTTCGTGTGAAAGTACGTCTGCTATTGCCACAGCGACTGGAATTGCCCTCAACGATGCCGCTGCCGGACAGCCGATCCGCGGCATCAATGGTGGGACTTTAGCCTTTGGTGCCATCTTGACGGCCGGCACGTTCTATGTGCTGTCGGCATCGGGGAAGATCTCGCCGTCGGCCGATCTGACAGCGAGTGATTTTGTGACACTGCTAGGCGTTGCTACCAGCACCGGCAATCTGCGGATTCTACTCTACGCCAGTGGTGTGGAGCTGTAATTACCAGGTGACGCATTCCCAAGGGAGGCTCAATAGATGGCTATCGACACAGGACACGGTGCGACAATCACTTTCGGCACACAGGGAGGAACCTGGCGCTGTATTCGCATTCCAGGCCACGCCGAGACGCGGCCTGTGGTGGATACGACGTATCTGGCTACGACCACGACGCGGACCAATATGCCGGGTGATCTCAAGGAGTGCAGCACGTTCACCGTGCAAGTGCAATTCCAGGGCAACCAGGGACTGCCGACGCTGACGACTGCGGAAACGATCACCATTACGCACCCGCTGGCCAGTGGCGGTGCCACAGCAGCTACCGTGGCCGGCACCGGCTATGTGACGCGGCGCAAATATCCCGACATGGAAACCAACGCCTTGCAGGTGGCAGAGTTCGATATTCAATGGGACGGCGGAACAGGACCAACTTTCACGGCGGCCACGTAGTATGACTATAAAACTGGAAGTCAAGTTGGATCGGCATCTCGGTATTCAAGAGACGGCTTTTGGTCCGGTGGAAGTCGATCTGCGGCAGTACCTAGTGATGGCTCAAAATGAGTTCACGGACTTTCGTTGGGTGCATTTGGGCTACATCTGCGAACCCAGTGACAAGAATCCGAACCCGCCATTTAATGGTCTGGAGCAATTTCGGGTACTGCCGCAATCGATCAAGGACGAGATTGTGCAGAGAGTGCGGGAGCTATTGCAGCTACCAACCATCAAGGTGCATGAGCCACTGGAACCAGTGGTTGTCGCGGAGGAGGACGAAACGGACGATGACGACGTTGACGCGTGAGTTGCTGTTGCGGCCAGCGCCGCGACGGTATGACACGGTGGAGCTGCCGGAGTTTACGGCGCGGATCCAGTCGCTATCCAACGGCGAGATGCGGCAGCTGCGGCAGTCGCTGCTCGATAAAAAAGGCGATCTGAATCGCAAGCGTGCTGATCGCCTGCAGGAACTGTTGGTGTGTCACTGCCTGGTGGACGACGGCGGCACGCGACTGTTCAGCGATGAGGATGCTTTCGCGGCTGCCTGGGATGGACTGGACGGGGCGCTGATGCGGGTGCTGTTTGATCGTTGCAAACGGTGGACGGGATTCGCCGCAGACGACGACTGGAATGCCATTGAGGCCGCCGCAAAAAACTCCGAAGAAACCAACGCGAAGCCCTGAGGTGGCGACTGGCCGAGCGACTGGGATTGCCGGATCCCGATGTGCTGGACGAGTTGCCAGAGGATAAATGGCGCTATTGGCAGGCACTCGCGTTGGTGGACGATTGGGGACATGATCGCGTGGCTGATCTGGCGGCGGCTATTCACAACAGCTTGATGCTGGTGGCAGCGAAGCTAGGCGGCCACGTGACCGAACAGGATTTGAATGACGAGCAGCACTACCAGCGCAAGTTTCGCTGGGAGCGACCACAGATCAAGCTGCAGACGGCCGACGAACAATTG